CGACCGGAACCGACCAGGAATGGATCGGCGGGCTGCCGCGGGCGCAGGGCGAGCTGCTGCAGAACACCTGGTTCGCGGTGAACTGCGGTTTTTTCGTCCACGAGGCGGCGGTCATTTTGCTGGAAGACCGTCGTCTGGCGAACCGATCGACTGGGCCGACATCTTCGTCTGCCTCGCCGGCGCCGGCTTCGGAGGGTACGACGCCCTCGTCCGCAGGACCCGGCGCCAGCTGACCCTGTTGTACGACCGCGTGCAGCGCCAGCAGCGCCTGGCGCGCGCGGACCAGCTCGAGGACGGTGTGCTGGCCGCGGCGGGAACAAAGAAATCCGTCCGTGAAGCGAAGAAGCTGATCGACGAACTGCGAAAGGACGAATGAACACCAATCGCGACTTCATCATGGACCTGCGGATGAACGCCTCGTTCGAGCAGGCGCAGAAGTCCGTTGGCGAAATGCAGTCCGGCCTCGACGACATGGCGGCATCGGCGCAGGCCGCTGCCGACGCCATGTCGGAGGTGACCGACAGCGGCGCGATCGAGAACGCGGAGGCGGCGCAGCGCAGCTACGCCCAGGCCGCACGGGCGACCCAGGCGGCGATCGCCGAAGAGATCGGCATGATCGGCGAACTGCAGGAGCGCCTCGACCGGGGCGCCTCCAGCTGGGAGGAGCTGGCCGATACCGAGGCGATGCTGGACAAGGCCATGTCCAAGAACCTGGTCACGGCCGAGGAGTACGACGAGGCGCTGAAGTCGCTCGACAAGTCGCACGGCGAGCTGTCGCGCGCCGAGGCCGCACACCAGAAGTCCCTCGACGGCACCGTCCAGCGTTACGACAAGACCGCCAGCCAGCTGCAGCGCCTGGCCAAGGACGAGGCGGCGCTGAAGAAGGCCGTCGACGAGGGTCGGATCAGCCGCGACCAGTACAACCGATCCATCGCCAACATCGCGGCCCAGCGCCAGTCGCTGAGCATGGCGGACCAGCAGGTCCGCAACATGCGCCGCCTGAACCTCGAGTCCGTCGGGGTCCAGCGCAACCTGACTCAGCTGCTGACCTACACGGCCACGGGCAACTGGCAGCTGGCCGGCAACCAGATCCTGCAGCTCGGCAACCAGGCCGGCACCGCCACGGTGCTGCTCAGCGGACTGGGCCTCACTGCCGGCGTCGTCGCCGGCAGCGTGCTGGCACTGGGGGTGATGGCGGCCAAGGGCTACCTGGAGATGCGCGCCCTGGAGACGGCGATCATCGCCACCGGCAACGCCGCCGGCGTCACGGCTGGCCAGGTCGACCAGATGACGCAGGACGTCGGCGCCGCGACCGGCGCCTACGGCGACGCGGACAAGGCCGCGGCGATCTTCCTGCAGTCGGGGGAGGCGGTCGGCGACACCCTGCAGGAAATGATCCGCACGGCCGTGAACCTGGCGCAGCTCACCGGCCAGAGCATCGAGCAGACCTCCGCCCAGGTCCTGCGCCTGGCGCGGGAGCCGGTCCCGGCGCTGGTGGAGCTGAACAAGCAGTACAACTTCCTCACGCTGGAGGTCTACAACCAGGTGCGCGCCCTGCAGGACCAGGGTCGCGAACAGGAAGCAGTGCGCGTGGCCATGGAGGCGCTCGAGCGGACGACCTCCGATCGCGTCGCGCAGATGCGCGAGCAGGCCGGCACGCTGGAGCGGGCCTGGCGGTTCGTCAAGGAAGAAGTGCTCGAGGTCATCGAGGCCCTGAAGGATGTCGGCAAGGAGGGCACCGACGCCAGCCTGCGCAGCATCGACCGGATGACCGAGATCGTCGAAGGCCGCAATCTGCTCGGCGCGTTTGGTGCGCCCGGCGGCCTGGCCGGTGGGCTCTATATCCGGGCCCACCGCCAGGAGATGCTGGCCTACCTGAAGACGCGGCGCGAGCAACTGGAGCTGACTAAGGCCTCGAACGAGGAAGATGCCAAGGCCCAGGCTGCGCGGGAGGGTGAGCAGAAGGCCGCGGTTGAGGCAGCCAAGGCGATCGATGATCGAGTCGCCTCGGTCGACAAGGCCGTCGCCAAGCAGCGCGAACTGAACGACCTGATCCAGCTCTACAACCAGATCGCCGTGGCAAACCCTGGCGACGCGCGTCTTTTCGATGGCTCGTATGAGAAGTTGAAGAAGGCGATCGATGAGAAGTACGCCGAGAAACCGACCCGCAAGGCGGCGTCGAGCGGTTCGGATCCGAACGAGCAGGCCGCCCGCGAGGTCCTCAACCTGCAGCGGCAGATCGCCCTGCTCGGCGATCTGGAGGATGGGGAGACCAAGGCCAGCGCGGCGGCGCGGATCCGGTACGAGATCGAGGAAGGCGCCTACAAGAACGCCAGCCCGGCGCTGAAGCAACAGCTGGTCGACAACGCGCAGCTGCTGGACAGCGAGCAGCGCCGCATCGACGCCGCCAAGCAGATGGTGCAGGTCCGTCTGGAGATCGCTCGCCTTAGCGGGCAGCCGGTGCCGCCGGAGCTGGACGAGACGACGTTGCGCCTGACTCGGCTCCGCCAGGAGCTGGAGAACATCGGCAAGACGGGCGAGGCGGCGGACATCACGCGCCTGTTGAACATGCGCCAGGCCGCCACCGACATGGAGGCGTTGCAGCGCGAGTACCAGCAGGTGATGGGCGAGATCCAGATCGCCCAGGATCGCATCCAGCTGGGCGTGCAGGCCGGACTGAAGACCGAAGCCCAGGCCCAGCGGGAGATCGCCCAGCTCTACCGCGACAAGCTCGTGGTGCTGGACGAGCTGGTGCCCCGCATGGAGGCCGCCGCGCAGGCGCTGGGCTCGCCGGAGGCCTTGGCCGGCGTCCAGCGGATCAAGGCCGAGCTGGAGGGCATGCGGGCCAACGTCGACCTGCTCCAGCAGTCGATCGGCAACACGTTCGAGGGCGCCTTCAGCAGCGCGCTGCAGAAGGTCGCCACCAGCACCGCTTCTCTCGGCGAGGCGGTGCGCGGCTTCCTGTCCGACCTGGCCACCGGCATGGCCCGGTACGCCTCCGAGCAGCTGGCGGCGATCGCCCGCGCCAAGCTGATGCAGGCGCTGCAGAAGGCCAGTGGCGCCACGGACGTGCAGCAGGGCGCGGCCGAGCTGACCGTGGCGGCGGGCGCCACCGTCGCCGCCGGCGGCGCGATCGCGCTTGGCGCGGCGCAGCTGCAGGCCGCCGCGGACACGCTGCTGATCGCCAACAGCATGAGCGCCTTCGGCGGCTTCGCCGAGGGCGGCTGGACCGGGCCCGGCGGGAAGTACACGCCGCGCGGCATCGTCCACGCCGACGAGTACGTCATGCCGAAGGAGACGGTCCACTACTACGGCCTGGACGCGATGCGCGCCATCCATGCCCGCTCCGCGGCGCTGAACCATCTCGGCAGCCCCTCGGTGCGTGCGCCCGTGCGGTCGCGCCTGAGCTATGCGGATGGCGGCCTGGTCCGCAGCGAAGGCATGGGCCGGCCGACCGTCAACCTCCGCAACTACAACCTCCTGGATCCGGCGCTGTTCGGCCAGTTTCTGGATACCGCCGACGGCGACGGCGCAATGATGAACTGGATCTCGCGCAACGCCAGCGCGGTCAAACAGGTGGTCGGATGAGCTACGCGATCGGGACCCTGACCAAGGGCGGCGGCGACGACGTGCACTACCAGATGCTCGGCGTCATCAAGGACCTGGCGGAGGACGCCGGCTGGACCACCTTGCGTTACGAGACGGGCATCGAGGAGCGCGAGCTGATCCTGCACTCGACCGGCCTGTCCGGCACGGAGGACGTGTTCATCGGCTTCAAGGCCTACCAGTCGGTGCCGGCCGACTTCTACAACCTGCTGAGCGCGACCTTCGTCGGCTACGTCGACGGGAACACGTTCGAGGGCCAGCCGGGATACCAGGGCTCCGGCGTTGCCTGCCACAACAACGCCGCCACCTACTTCCTGACCGCCAACGCGCAGCGCATCACCGGCGCGTTCAAGGTCGGCACGCCGGTGTTCTCGCACTTCTACCAGGGCAAGTTCCTGCCGTACATGCGGCCCGGCGAGTACCCCTCGCCGCTGGTCAGCGCCGGCATGCTGGATGGCCGGGCGCCGGTGCGTTTCAGCGAGACGCAGTGGTTCCCCTACAAGGGCATCCGCGGCAGCCAGGACCCCGGCTACAACGACGGCCACCTGCACTTCCGCGACCAGGCCGGCAACTGGAAGAAGGCCCGCCTGTTCCCCTTCGCCAACTCGACCGACAACGGCTCCTCCATCTCCGCGCTCGCGGAGACCTACGTGGGTGGCACCAGCGCGGAATGGTCGTGCCTGGTGCCGGCGGGCGTCCACTACCAGCCGGTGCCGATCATCCTGCACGAGGCGGCCTTCGGTGGCGGGATGCCCACCGGCAACGTCTACGGCGAGCTGGACGGCGTCGTGTTCTGTTCCGGCTTCAACAACACCTCGGAGAACGTCCTGCAGGTGGGCGGCTCCAGCGTGATCGACCAGACGGGCATGACCGTTGCCGAGGCCGTGGATGCGGTCCTCGGCGTCGGCGGCCGCGCCTTCGTCGTCATCCAGGACTGGGTGCGTACCTCGTGGCGCGACTTCGTCGCACTGGAGATGAGTTGATGTTCTACACGGGGAGCGCCGCGTCCTTCGCCGACCTCAAGTCGCAGATCGAGAGCGCGCTGTCGCTGAACGGCTGGTCGGTGAGCGGCGGCATCGCCAGCAAGGGCGACCTCTACTTCGAGCTGCAGGCCGACGCCGGAAGCCTGACCTTGGCCGCCGGCACCGGCGCCTCCGGCGGCGCGCTGACCGGTGCGTGCCCGCGCGCCGTGAAGATGATGGACTTCGCCGTCTCGCCGATGGCGTGGCCGGCCACCTATGACATCCACGTCCTGGTCGATCCGGACGAGGTGTACGTCGTCCTGAACTACAGCGTCGACAAGTACCAGCACCTGAACTTCGGCCAGTCCAACCTGCCCGGCATCGGCGGCACCGGCGCGTGGTTCACCGGATCCTGGAATGCGGACGCGGATCCGGAGTGGAGCAACAACCTGGCCTACAGCGCCGCCTCTCAGAGCAGCGTCGGCCTGTGGGGGGTGAGCCTGGTGGGCGGCTTCTTCTTCTCGCCGGCAGGCCTGGGCAGCCAGCAGGCCTCGTTCATCCACTGCGGGCTCGAAGGGGCGGGCTGGTCGACGGACTACGGCAACTCGCCCGGCATGCTGAAGGGCCCGGAGCACCTGGCCTCGCTGATCCACGCGCTGCCGTCGCTGGCCAACCAGGCCACGGTGCTGCTGCCGATCACGCCCCTGCTCGTGCGCGGCTCTCAGGGTCAGACGATGGTGGCGGCCTTCGCGCACGCGCGGTACTGCCGGATCGACCACTACGTGCCCGGCGCGGTGGTCAGCTACGGCCCCGACGATTGGAAGCTGTACCCGGTCTACTGCAAGAACACGGCCGCCCGGAACGGCGTGGGCTGGCCGATCGGCGCCGATCACACCGGCACCTATGCCGTGGCCATCCGGTATACGGGAGCCTGACCGATGGCAGGGATTGTGGGTGTCCTGCTGGCGGGGGTCGTTTTCGGCGACGCCAATCCGGCCCTGGCCGTCGGCCTGGAGAGCCTCACGCCGGCCGAGTACGCGCCGACGCTCTACGCGCCCCGCGACCATGCGGTGCAGGCTCGCTACACGGCCGAGCGCGCCGTGCCGGGCAACGGCTACGGGATCGTCGGCGAGGTCGTGCCGTCCTTCCTGCTGGACTTCTACGACCGGATCCACGTGGTGCCGACGGAGTTGGCGCTGGGCAACCTGGCGGGCGAGCAGACGCGTCAGGTGAGCGTGTGGAACGCCTGGCGCGACCGCGCGCAGACGCTGACCGAGACCGACCTGGTCAACGGCGACGGGATCTGGATCGAGGCGCCCGGCGAGGAGCCGCTGCTGTTCGCGCCCCTGCAGGAGCGGATCTGGGAGGTCGGCATCGAGGCCTCCGGTCCGCCGGTCATCAATGCGGTGCTGTCGTTCACGTTCGAGGACGTGGGCACCATCGCGGTGGCCATCACCGGCAACCGCATGCTGGCCTGGCCGATTCCCCCGGACTGGGGGCGATCCCTGGACGAGTCGCTGGCCTGGCTGACCGAGGTCCAGGAGCCGGTCGCCGGCGAGGAGCTGCGGATCCCGCTGCGGGAGGCGCCGAGGCGCACCTGGGAGTTCTCGCTGGTGGAGGGCAACCGCGCCCGCCGCCTGCTCGAGGCGTTGCTGTACGACTGGTCCTCGCGCGTGTGGGCGTTGCCGGTGTGGACCGACCGCACGCTGCTGAGCGCGCCGGCGGCTGCCGGCGCCGGCGTC